CTGCGAGGCATAACCGGGCGGCTCCATCCGGCCTGCACAGTACCTTGCCGCTACGCCCTCGCAAGTTGGGCCTGTAGGTGCCTAGCGTAGGCGGCGCCCGCGTCGACGCCCGCGTTGGCAGGTTCTAGCCAAGGCTTGGGCGCGATCTGCTGCCGCTGCTGCTTGAGCGAGTACAGCATGTGAACTTCCATGTGCCGCTCATCGCCTTCAACCTGAAACACCCCGCGCCCTCCGCCTAGGTCAGTCACCACACGGCGGCGGTTACCATCGAGCGCGTCGTGTAGCGCTGCGATCTTGCGCTGCATAGAAACGCCGTCAGGCACGATAAGCGGCCGACCTAGGCGTGTAAGCCTATTCTGCCTGTAGACGGGCTTCCTACGCGTTCTAGCCCCAATCTCGCCCGCTGCTGAGGGCGTGGGCATTGGCGCGCCCCCTAAGCCCTGTGTCGCCACGTTAGCGCCGCCGTCTTCTTGCACTCTCAGATAGTGCTGCGCGCTCCCCACGCTGCCCTCCAGTGTGCGCAGGGTGGCCTTCTGCACCCTTAGGCTGCCTGTGGTCCACTTGTTGCGCAGGGTGAATGTGCCGCGGATGTTATCAAGCGCGTTCTCTCGCACTTTGAATAGCACCTCGTTTGTCGCGTTAGTCGCTGCGAAGTCCAACCCCCTGCGGTTGATCATCCGCAGCAGGCCCTCTAGCTCGTTAATGCTGCCGTCTTGCATAAAGCCCCCTAATTGGTCGTTTTGCACCCACATGATAGCACGTCCAAAGCTGTCCAAAGCTGTCCACAACAAGCGGACGGCTGAAACCCGCGCAGCACTAAGGCTAGAACCCTCCCGTCTTCATCGTCTTCATCATATTATATTTAAGGGAATAAATGGGGGGGGGGTGGTATATTGCGGCTTGAAGCGGTGCGCGAAGATGTAGCCGCTTCGTTTTCAACTGTTGTTTTACAGAAATCCTGAAAAACGCCTTTCATGCGGACGGATCGTGCACAGCCTTAGTCTCCCGTGGGTTGCAGCCGTCTTAATGATGCGGACAAGTGCGGACGGCATGCGGACAGTGGACGGCAGTGCGTCACACTTTTACGGCGTAGCGGCTTGGCGTCCGCTTGTAGCGGCTACGTAGCGGCTAGACGTTCTGGGCGTAGCGGCTTCATGTGGAAATAATTGTTGCACATTGCGCACAGCGTGCGTATACTACATACACCCCCGCTAGGAGACACATATGAAAATCGACGTACAAGGCCACATAGACGCACTCAAAGGGTTAGACGTGCCCGACGTGTGGCGCTATCAATTCCACGATAAAGGCGAGCGGTCTATATCAAAAGGCAAGGATAAATACGGCCGCCCCAAGTACCGCACGGTCGTATATGACGAGTACCGCGTGGGCGTTTTTGGCAGGGGCCTTAAGTACACGTGCCTCGATACCCCTGAAGCGCAGGCCGCATTGATCGCTAGACTTGAGCGTATAGCGGGGCTTACTGATAACGCCGCACGCAAAGCACTTCTGATACCCTTTGACGGCGCACCGAAAGGCCTGCGACCTATCCGATCAACCCTAAACGCACTTAAAGATATGCTTGACCAAGGCGATTTTTTAGGGCTGTCGGAGGCCTACGCCGCAGGCTGGCAGGGCGTTTACAAAGCCGCCAGCGCTGACCCCCTGGACCCGATAGACGGTTACTTAGTAGGCGACCCTTTAAAAGGTGAGTGGTCAGCCTTCGCCAAAGGCTACGGACTCGAAGCCAAAGGCGAGGTATTACAAATGCAGGTATTTCACATGCGCACAGGCCTTCGCGTATGTGGCGCCTCCCAGAAACTAGACGCTGCCTACCTGGCTCGAGTCAAGCAAGCACTAACCGAACTACACCCACCGGAGCTAAACCTATGAATATAAGGCCCGAGATATGCTTGTGCGCCATCTGTGTCCTATTAATTGTCGCGGCTGTGTGGCTTGCTGGGCAGAGCGAGGCCGGGTTGCTGGCCGAGTGCGAGCAGTACCGCCCACATTATGAATGCGTGGCCTTGCTGCGCGCACCTTAACCCCCCGGATGAGCACATACGATGAGAACCGAAACTGTTAAATTACTACGCGCTTACGCTGACAAAATGCCGCCCTGTCCTGAGCGAGGCAAGGTCTTTGGGATCGCAAGCAAAATCGAGCGTCTGCAGCACCTAGACATAGCTAGCTGCTTGATCTTCGGCCATTCGTCCTGTGACGGGCCGCACCGTGAAGCGAGCTATCTTGTGGACGCTGGCGCGGCTGCACACGAAGAGATTAAACCCGGCTGTCACGGCACATACACCTTTAAAGATGGGTCTATTTTATGAAGTACGCATCACCTTGTTTCACCATTAAACAACCGACAAAAATAACCGTTGAAGGGGCTACCCGGCGCGTAGAGTTACAAGTGTCTAAGCATCCGCACTGGGAGAACGCCCTAAGGCGCAAAGCCCACGATATTGAGCAGTTACTGAAGGACGCGCAGTTATGAATTCAGTACTGACTGTATGCAGGGGCTTGCTGCCGGGGCAAGCGGTTAAGGTGCGCCACGATGAAATGCTCGATGCGTGTACTATGTTCCTTTCGTCGCGCCTGTTTGACAGCGTACGGGATAGCGATATTAAGGAAAAGTTAGTCCCCTTTCTACAAAATAACTTTGGTATAAGCTGCACGCATAATTTAGAAAGCGGCGTATGGGTGGTGCATAAGATATGAAGCCGAAGCTTAAAACGTGGCAGGAGTGCGCGATTCTCGCCGTACTCACCGCCCTTGACTGTTATGTGTACCTGTATTTGCTACCTGCTGGGGGTGTTCAATGATCACTGATAGAGAACTAGTAGAACGCGCCGCAGCTGTGGCTGGCCGTAAGTTGCCCGATATAGGCACATTTGGCTGGTATAAAGACCACAGTGGCTTCTTTGAGGTGTGCTTCGACGGCAGCAAGATAATAGACCAATGGAACCCCCTAAACGATGACGCGGACGTCTTGACGCTTGCAGTAAAACTGCGCCTTATCATAAGTTTTACAAGCGACGGTTTTGTTTGCGTAGGGCCGCGCTTAGGCCCTTTCGTTGAAGAAAAGCTAGATAACGAGCACATTCCGCACGCCTCTGATGCCGCCAAGGTACGTCGCGCCATTGTCAGAGCTGCGGCGGCACTGTTCAACCCCGCAACCGCCCCACGATAAACACCACTAGCCCCACACCAAACACCGCCGGCGCCAAAGGGACTTGGCACACGGCAAGCATAATACCCGCACACGTAAACCCCACCCCTATTAGCCGCTCAGTGCGCCCCCTCCTGAAGTTATGCCCACATGAAGGGCACGCCCTAGCCGATTCCGCTACCGGTGCGCTACAGCAACAACATGCGATCATACAGCCCCCAAGCGCGCCCGCGCTGTCGCCGCTATCTGTGGGCACCGCTCAGCACCCCAAAAGAACCGGCCCAGCTCTAGCGCTGCGACGCCTGTTGACCCGCTGCCAGCGAAAGGGTCCGCCACCAAGCCCCCAACGGGGCACACGGTTTCTATGAGCTTGCGCATTAACTCGACGGGCTTTTCGGTTGGGTGCACTTTGCGCGCGCCTGTAACACGGCCGCACTTGATTACATTGCTGGCGTTTAGCACCTGATATTTAGGCGCTCCGTTTGTGAACTGCAGGACTAGCTCATGCTGCGGGCGAAAACCGGTACCTAGCCCCATCGACCCTTTGTCCCATACGATCATATTTTGGCAGCGCAAGCCTGCCGACTCTAGCGCGGGGGCCAGGTTGGCCACCATGCGCCAATCGCAGAACACCAGCAACGACCCGGAGGGCTTAAGCACACGGGCCGATTCCCACGCGATAGCGCGCAGCATAAAAAGCAGCCCTTGCGTCCCCATATTGTCACCCTTGAACCAAGACTGCTCCCAAGGCCCTCTGACGCCCTGCACTTTGGCAGACGTCCGGGCACTCTCAGAAAAGCCCCCACTACAGTATGGGGGATCGGTTATAACTGCGTCCACGCTCGCGGTTTCTAGCGACTTCATCGCCTCCACGCTGTCGCCTTCGATTATTGTGTACATTACGCCTCACTCAGTTGTGTATTTAGATAATCGGTTATTAGGCCGCTTTTGATGTAAACCCATGGCCGCGTCCCGCCGTCGATATGCGACGCTGCACTCAGCCGGCCGCCTTTGTCGTAGCCCATGGCGGCTAGTATTTCCCCGCGTTTAGTTGGCGAGCACTTCATCCGATGCGCGTCGAGCAGCTGCGAGAACGCCCAGGAGCTGACATACCCCCCGCGGAACCCGACGCGGTGTTCTGCGATGGCTTCCTCAAGTGCCTGCTCAACTGGCCCCATCGAGGCGCGCACGCTTTCGTCCTCGCTTGTGGTCACAGGTGCGCGGGTGCACTCAGTCGCGGGGTTTAGCTCGTCGGGTATCGCGTACGTGTGCAGATACTCAGCGATAACGCCAAACCCACCAGCGCGCAGCCACACATACAGATCAGGAAAATAACGCCCCGTCATGCCCGCCCGCAGCAAGTCCTCGCGGGTCTGTTGTGCTGTGAAAAGCGGCGCGGCGCGGCGGTCGTTGCTCGTGCGTGGTACGGCCTCCTTGTGGTTGCTGTTGATCATGAAGTTAGCGCACACCGCGCCCACTTCCCACTCGCTCGCCATGCCTCTGCGCGGTTGCCGGCGCTCGGTAATCATGGGCTTAACGGCTTCCCATAAGCTGCGGCGTTCGTGGGGGATGTATAAGTCATGCACGCCTATGAACTGGTGCGTAAACATCCACGAGTTGAATTTTTCGGTTATCTCATCCGCCCGGGGTAAAAACGTGTTGCGCTCGCCCACGCAGTACTCAAGCACCCAAATGAACAGCGACTTACCGTTGCCCTCAACGCCCTGGATGAAAGGCGCCCAGGAGAATTTCACGCCTGGGTGTTGCACAACCGCAGCCATCCACGACAGCAGAATCGCGCGGTCCCTGTCGTTTGGTAGCAGTAGCTCGCAGTGCCGCAAGAACGGTGACGGGTCGCCGGGTATCCGCTCGCCCTGGCCACCTGCGTAAGAATTGAATTTACCCCCGACAAGCGAGCGCGCGGGTTGATCTGGACGGTATACCACAGAGGGCGCCTTAGGGTGCCGGAGGCACTGGGACTGCGTGAACGCCTCCCAGGCTGACTTAGTCGTTTTCTTGTTCGCGTCGTCCATCTGAAACACAAAGCCGCCGTACATCACATCGAACGACGCGCGCTTGTAGGCCTCGCCGTGGGGTGTATAAATGCGGTCGTCTTTGGCTACATAGCAGCAGCCCGCGAAGTGCTCACACTGCAGCTCTACGCCCAGGAATTGCAGCCCCGCCACTGATATAGCCGCGGGCAAAGCCATCACACGCGTGCCCTGCGATCGTAACTCGGGCGCGTCGCCGCCGTAGTTCTGCTGTACGGCTGCTAGGGGGTTGTCTGCAGTGTCCCAGCCAGGGTAAGCCGTGCAGCGCTGCGAGGCCGTTAACACTGTGGCCACAATGTACGCCTCGCGCGACCATTTCTCGCGCACTAGCCCCGACTGCCACATAAGGGCGCGCATCCGCTCGCAGTTGCGGCCGGTCCAGAACGCCAGGTGCATAGCGAGCGCGCCGTCAGCGCTGGAAAAATCCCAGTCTTTGTCCTCATGAGGGTAAGCAACCGCTAGGACTTCGGCGTTAGCTTCCCATAAATCGCGGAACGTAACCCCGCCCCCGAAGGCGGCCGCAGCGCTCTTACTGGCCAGGGCTTTCTCAATCAGGTCAGCGTCATCGAGTGGCCCGTTGTATTTCGGTGATGCTTCTGTGGTCCACCCGCGCCCCTCCTCGCGATCTAGGGGGCTGAAAAACTCGGCCACAGTGGCGGTCACGTCGTGCACCGTTGCCCAACTGCCTGAAGCACCGGTACCGGTCAGTGCTATAGCGCGGCCTTGCGTGTAAAACTCAATGCCGAGCCCAGTATTTTTGCAACGGTGGTCAACGCCTGCAGCGAGTGTGCCGATTATGTGCAGCCCCTCGCCGCCCTGGCTCACCTCGATGTACGCGCCCGGGAAGCGGGCGCACAGATCGATAGCCAGGGGCGACCACGTGCCATCAGGTCGCAGGCAGTCATCAAGATCGAACGCGAATAGGGGCGGGCGAATAATAAGGCTAACGCCTAGGGCAAGCGCATCAGCCAGGGCTTTGGCGGCGGCGTAATCATGTACCCACATAGCGGGGTCGGTGAGCCAGGGGTCGCCTTTGTTGAAGTGTCGAAGCGTGTGAGGGTTTAAGGGCATTGATCCTGCGCGAAGCACAAAGCTCATACAGCAAGCTCCTGCGCGGCCGCACGGCGAAGCTCAGCGGGCACGCTCTGTGCCTCCGGCCAGGTCAGTAAGGGGGCTAGACGTTTGGCGTCTTCCGCCGCCACCGCTTCATCGACAAGCACTTGGCGCAGTTCGTGCATAGGGTATAGGTAGTGCTTGACGAGCGAAGGGCTGACGCGGGCTTCGATTGCGATAGTTGACGCGCAGAAGTACCCCCCGCGCTGAAGCACTGTGTAAGCTGCGGCAAGTAGGGCGTCCCGGCGGTTAGTCGGCGCGCAACGAGCCGCGCGCTCAGTTTGTGTCATGGCCATGTGTCAGTCCCCATTGTGGTAAAAGCGGCGTCACCGCCCAGGATATTGATTAAGTTAATGAAATTCAGTTGCGCCACCTCGCGCGGCGTGCCCGTGAACACCCAGCCGGGGCGCTTAGTCTCACGCGCCCAGAATCGGCCCGTGGGGGTGATACCGATTAGGTCCGATGACTTGAGTATCGCGTTCTGCGCAGCCGTCTCGTTAGCTAGCCCCCACCGCAGGAAATTGCCGTTTTCCAGCTTACCCGCCCCCACGTTATTACGCCACGCCCGCACACCGGCATTGCCGCAGGCGAGCAGCTGGGCGTCCATGACCGCCGCTTCCCCGTCGCGTTTATCCCGATCTACACGCATTACCAGTTCTGTGGGTACGTCGAGCCCGTGCAGTTCTAGCATAGCTTGCGCAGGTAAGCCCCACCGTTTTTGCCATTCGATGAGTGTCATTTGAGCACCCCGAGCAAGGCGAGCGCCTGCGCCCGGCTGATCTGTTCGCCAAATTCCTGTTTTCGTTGCGCCAAATAGCTCTTTAGGCTGCGAAGCTCCGCCTCTAGCGCGTCGCGCTCGGCGATCAAGGCAAGGAGCACCGCAGGGTTTGCGGCAGCAATAAATTCGCAATCCTCATCTTTTCGGGCTAGAGCCACCCAGTTATCTGGCTGCCCCCAGGTGGTAAAAACAGCGCGATCTTTAGCCTGCGCGCACCAAGGCCCTGGAGTAGCGGCAAGTGCTTTGGCCTTCAGTTCTGCCCAATTGCTCATGCGTCTGCCCCCTCGACACACGTCCAATACACATGCCGCACACCGATGTCGGTCTCAACGCTTGAGATGAACTGCAGCCCCCGCTCTGGCTCAGGGTGCCGGCCAAGATTCCAGACTTCCCGATGTTCTAGCACGTTCGGCGCGTCGTCGGCGTGCTGCGCCATGACGATAATTTTACCGTCGTGCAGCGCGGCGCCCAGGAACCGGGCCGTTGTGTGCACTAAAAATACTGACCGTTTGTCGGATAGTGTTAGCGTTCTATTGATCATTGCTCAGTGCCTCGATTAGTTGCTGTGTGCGTTTAGTGTCCAGTGTTTGTGCGGTGTAGATATCGATGTTGTGCTTTAAATAGAGCAGTTTGTGCGACTCGTCATAGCTGCGGCCGGCAGCAACGCCCCGCCCCGCCCATTGCGCCAAAGTCTCGACAAGCTGCGCACGGGTTGCGAGTAATTCGGCCTGCCGTGCTTTGGCCACGTACTGCGCGACCTTTGGCGCGTGCTTGACTGACATAGCGTGCATGACCGCCTCAGGCGACAGATTCGCCCCCGCCACCTGGGCGCGCAGTGCTGCGAGTACGTCAGGGTCTAAGCGGATGAGATCGCCGTCCACCTGCTCCAAACTGCGACGTGATGGCGGCTCAGGTATGTGGCCACAGTGGGGGCAGCGGACGCGGAACCGCTCGTACGCGCGTTGACATGTGGGTGAGGTGCAGGCCCGGAGTAACCGCACGCCGGCGCTACTGCGTGAGCGCGCCTCGCGGCCGTCTAGCGAGTACGCCCACGGCGCGTCGGGCAGCCCGTGGCGATCTAAAACATTGCCGACCATATCAATAACATAGCCTAGCTTACCCAGCACCCAGCGCAACACGCGGCCAAACTGCTGGAGGTATAAATTGCGGCTGTCGGACTTGCGCGCGAATATTGCGACTTCTAGCGCTGGAACATCGGTGCCCTCGCCGAAAAGGTCAACATTAACAACCATGTCCACCGTGCCTGCCTTCAGCCCTTTTATCGCGTCGCGCCTGGCGGTGCCTTTTGATTGACTGCTGACCGCCACTGCCCGAACGCCGCGCGCACGGAAGCCAGCGGCGATGTCTTCAGCGGTTTCGATATCGGTGGCAAAGCACATGCCCCTAAGGCCAGGTGTGTGCGTCAAGTAATGGTCCACCGCGTCGCCAACAATCTTGCCGATATTACGGCGGCTAGCAGCGGTAAGGCTCGCCTGTGTGTAGTCGCCCGTGCCCCCTAGTGTGAGGTCCTGCGCGCTGACGCACGAAGGCGGGCAGATCAGCACGTAATCGCTCAGGTATTGCCCGTCTATAAGCTCGCGCATTCCTGGGCCGCTAATCATGACGTCAGCGAGGCCCCCCGCATGCCGGCCAAGCCCTTTGCCGTCCGCACGCTCAGGGCACGCCGTGGGCAGCAGGCCGCGGGCTTCGGGGCTGAGCTCCGCCACCGCGCGCCCCCACTTGTTATCGGCTTGGCAGTGGTGGCCTTCATCCACGACCCACATGCGCTGCGCCTTCGCCCATTTGTGAAGCCCCCCAGATCGAGCGGCTAGGGTGTCAACGCTGGCAGCGGTTATCGGTGAATTAGGGTCGTAAAAAGAACGGCCGTAGGTATCGACCTGCTCTGCAATAATTTCTTTAATTGTGGGGTTGCTCGCAAAAATACGATGACGCAAGCCGTTTTTAGCTAGCGCCATGCTCATCTGCCCCACCAATTCAGTGCGGTGCGCCATGGCCACGCAAGGGCCTTCGGATTCAAGCATTAAGTCGGTGAAAACTTTAGTTTTGCCCCCGCCCGTAGGCAGGTGCAGCAGCACATTGCTCAAGCCGCTAGCCCAAGCCGCGCGGGTTTCTGCTTTGAGGTCGTCTTGGAATTTAAAATCTCTCACGGTAGCCGCTTAATTTTTGTTGACGTTGGCTAATAGCCTGCCCTATATTGTCCGCTCAGTCAATAACTAAGAAGGCAATGACCATGATAGAACTAAAGATTCCGCGAGACCCCGCGCTCATGATGGCGGCAGCCGTTTACCTGCAAGAGCAAGCACGCGAATTCATGCACACCACCGAGCCGGTTAAAATAAAGCTGCAGGGGGAAACCGCCCCCCATTTCGTGCAGGCGCTGGCTTTGCCTGAGGAAGAGCACGTACCGCAAGACTACACAGACCCCGCTTACAGCACTGGCTGGGTGCCGCTGACCCCCGCCGAAGCATTCCCGCCCGTAGTAACACCTGACACCGCCTTCCCCATTGAAGAATTCGAGCCGGCTATTAGCAACATCCACCCCGAGGTAGACGGGCGCGGCTTCCCGTGGGATAAGCGCATCCACAGCAGCAGCAAGCAGCTACTAGCCAAAAAGCCCAACGGGTGGAAGCCCCTCCGCGGCGTGGACCCTGTTTTAGTGCAGACAGTAGAGGCCGAGTACGTAGCTGCAGGTTATGGCAAGTCTGCCAGCGCCCCCCCGCCCCCCGCACCCGCACCGGCTGCGTCGACGTCGATGTTTCCCGCGCCCGCGGCGGCGCCCGGCCCCTTGACGTTTGCGCAAGTAATGGCGCGCATCGGCGGCGCGAATAAGCTTAAAGAAGCACAAGACGCTTTTGTGCACTTCGGTGTCACATCATTCCCGCAGCTGGGCCAAAAGCCCGACGCGTGGGAAAGCTTCTTAGCGTACCTAGGGGCTTAGTGTATGAAAAGCCGGGAGCCACTCGCCCGAATCAATGCCCCTAGCGCCCCTGATCCCGTACTAGGTGGGGCGGGCACTTCGCCGTACCTGCTGCGGCCGTCCGCTGCTGAGCGATGGGTCAACTGCCCCGCGTCTGTGATGCTGTCCCTGCCGTACCCCGAGCAAGAGACGGAAGAAACGCGCGAGGGCAACGAAGCGCACGCCCTTGCCGCCGACGGGCTAATGGCCGCGTTTACTGGCCTGCAGTGGCGCACGCCTCAAACTGAGATGGGCTTTGCTGTTGGGCAGTACGTGTCTCGATGCCTTGGCGCGCCGGGGCAAGATCGGCGCTTCGAGGAAACGCTCCCCATATCCACAATAAGCGAGCACTGCGGCGGTACTGTCGACTTTCGCGCCTTGGACTACGGCACGCGCACGCTGTACATCAAGGATTTCAAGTACGGCCACAAGCCCGTCGAAGCCTTTGAGAACTGGCAGTGCATGCTCTACGCCGAAGCGCAGATCGTTGCGCATAAGCTCGACGACCTGACGTGGACAGTTGACATTGAGATTGTGCAGCCGCGCTGCTATGCAACCCGCGATACCCACACCTGGCGCATCCCCGCGCATGCGTTACGGCCATACATTAACAAGGCGCGGGCGGCAGCTGAGGAGGCGCTGAGTGCAACCCCCCTCGCGCGGTCTGGCGCGTGGTGCACTTACTGCCCCGCAGTGCATGTGTGTAAAACCGCGCTTAAAGCGGGGGCCTCGCTGTATGAAGCTGCCGCGCGGGGAATGCCGCACGACATGCCCGCGTGGGCGGTGGGTACGCAGCTAGCTATTGTGCGCCGGGCTATCAAGCAGCTCGAAGCACTAGATGCGGCTTACACCGCTGAAGTGCAAGGCCGTGTTACTGCGGGCGAGAACTGCGGGCCGTGGGCCGCGGTGGAGGAATCCGGGCACTTAAAGTGGCTGCTTGATGACGACACCGTGGCGGCAATGATCCCGCATCTATGTAAAACCAAACCCCCAACGCCGACGCAAGCGCGCGACGCTGGGGTCGATGTAACCGGGCTAGCCGACCGGCCCAAAGTCAAAAAACTAAAAGCGGTAAACCTGCCGCGTATTTTCAATAACTCTTACTGAGAGACAAAACTATGCCTACCAATATCACAACACCCGTCGGCCGCTTAGTGCAGGGCTCATTATATGACCCTCAAGAAAAAGACCAAGCCGGCCGGCCGATGACCGTCAAGTCTGGCCCGAATGCCGGCCAACCCACAAAGAAGTGGTTTTTTGCGCTGGCAATCCAAAAGAGCGACCCGGGTTGGCCCGCGTTTTGGGCGGCCCTGAGCACTGAAGCGCGGGCCGGATTCCCGACGCTGTTTGACCCGCAGGGTAACTGCCGCCGGCCGGACTTCGCGTGGAAAATTGTAGACGGCGACAGCACCGTGCCCAACCAAAACAACAAGCGGCCCGTCGACCAAGAGGGGTTCGCCGGCTGTTACGTGATCCGGTTTTCTTCTGGCTTCGCGCCGCGCTGCTATGACAATGCAAACACCCCGCTAGACCCCGCGACCGTGCAGATTAAGCTCGGCTCATACGTCCGCGTGGCGTGCTCCATCAGCGCTAACGGCGACGCGGCTAAACCTGGGTTGTATGTCAACCCGTCTTTGGTCCAATTGTGTGGCTATGGCCCCGAGATCGTCACCGGCCCGAACGCCGCGGATGCTTTCGCGCAGCCCGTGAGCTTGCCCCAAGGCGCCAGCGCCACGCCTCCTGCGCCCGCACACGCTATGCCCGGCGGGCAACCACCTGCAGCCCCAGGGGGCTATGGGCAACCACCCGCCCCACCTGCGGGCTACGGTCAACCCCCCGCACCCCCGGCGGCCCCCGGAGGCTACGGCGCGCCCGCAGCCCCTGGAGGGTACGGTCCGCCACCTGCACCCCAGGCAGCCCCCGCGGGATACGGCGCGCCGGCAGCCCCTGGCGGATATGGGCAGCCTCCAGCTGCGCCACTAGCGGCACCTGCCCCCGCGCCCGCGTATGGTTTCGCAGCCGGTGCCCCCGAGCCACAATATTGGGTAAATGGTGCATGGGCGCAGGAGAGCGCCTTGCGCGCATCCGGCTACACCGACGCACACTTGCAGGGTTTACCACGCCAATAACCGCCAGCCTTGCCGCCTTCGGGCGGCTTTTTAGGAGTTTTTCACATGCCTAAGAAACACGAACGCCCCGCCGAGTGGTATTGGATCAGGGGCGCTATGGGTGTAGGCGTTGAGCCTGGCGAGTGGTTCCCTGCGCTGTGGTCACCTAGCCGTGGCGTTTGGCGTTCGGCCGGTTTTGAAGCGACGGCGGGCCTTGTAGAAATCGGCCCCCCGCCTGACGCCCCCAAGAGAACGCAAGCACGTAGAAACCCCTGCGCAAAGAGAACGCGAGCACGTGGAGCCGCCTAACCCCTGGCCGCGGCCATAAGCGCTTGCACAATGCGCACAGTGTGCGTATACTGTTAAAAACAACAGGAGAACGCACAATGGTTTTCATACCCGCCACGCCCTACCGGTATTTCCAAAATGGCTTTGATGTCACTTGGTACGTACTGAACAACATAGCGCCGCCCCTTAGTGAGCGCTTTTTCGAGGTTACATGCCGATGATTCTCGTCGCCTATTTCCCGCCACAGCCGCACCTAAAGCCTGCAGTAGTTGCGCGGCTTAAAGCTGAATACCGCGCCGAGCTGGCCCGCGCGTACCCCGCTTTAGCGATCAAGCTCATAGAAGCGAAAGGCGAGCCATACATCATGACCGCCCGCGGCGAGCGCTTTAATACACATGTACCACCGCCGATTATAGGGCCTGCGGGTTTCGACTCTAGGCGCTGGTTTATAATTTGGCCGCTGGCGATGCTCGTTGCGTGGCTATGGTTGGTGGAGTGGCTAGCAAAATGAGAGAACAGATACTAGCAGCACTTATAAAACTGCGGGACCACCGCGGCGGATACCGCCAGGGTATTTGCGCCTTCCTTGCTCGGGAGCTTAAGGAAACGTGCACGGAGGAGCTGCTTGCAGCATGGGCTAGATGGCCTAAGGCGTCAGGGGACCCGTTATACCCGGTACCGTCGCCGCGTCTAACCCCCGAAGAGTGGTACCACCTAACGCCCGACAAATGGGCGGGCGAGTATGGGGCGCTGCGGCGAGAACTGCTCGACTTCTTGATCGAGGAGTTCTCAAAATGATAGACCTCGATTTCGAAACATACAGTGAGGTCGATCTGCCTACCGAGGGCGTCGCGCGGTACGTGCAGCACCCAAGCGCGAAGGTGCTCATGCTTGGGTATAATCTGCATGACGGCTTCGGCCCCGTTCTGTGGTTACCCTACATGCCGCCGCCTACTGACCTATTCGCTCGCCTAGCTGCGGGTGATTGGTGGGCCGCGCATAACGCCGCTTTTGAGCTAGAAGTATGGCACCACATATGCGTCGCGCGCATGGGGTGGCCGTCAGTGCTGCATGTAGAGCGCTGCCTCTGCACGCAAGCCCGCGCCCTGGCTTACTGCCTGCCTAAGTCGCTAGACAATGTGTGCCAGGTGCTTGGCACCGCGCCCAAGGACCCGCGCGGCAAAGCGCTCATAAAGCTTTTTTGCATGCCGAACAAGCCCACCAAGGCGCGCACACTCTCATTACCGATACCGGGGTCGTCTAAAGTCCGTTACACGCTCGACATGTACCCACAAGAAGCGCAGGAGTTCGGCGAGTACTGCATGCAAGACGTGGTCGCGGAAGACGGCATAGCGCAGCGCATGCCCTACCTGTCGCAGCAGGAGCTCGCGTTCCACCACTCCACGCTACGCACCAACATAAGGGGGCTCGCGCTTGATCTGCCATCAGTACAGGCGGCCGCAGACCTACTCACGGAAGCCTTGCAAGCCGCTGACGAAGAGGTCAAATTCTTGACAGGTGGCGAAGTTGAGACCGTGGGGCAGGTGTCTAAAATCGTGGCCTGGCTGCGCAAGTGGGGTATCCACACAGACGGGTTAAAAGCTGATCAGTTAGACGACCTGCTGAGCATTAAGAACATGCACCAGACGCCCCGCCGCGTGCTTGAGCTGCGCAAAAGCGCGGGCAGTGCCGGCGTTAAAAAAGTATTCACGATGCTCGCCCGCGTCGACTCCCGCGGCCGGGTGCCCCACCTCTACACCTACCACGGCGCCCGCACAGGCCGGGATACCGCCGAAGCCGTGCAGCCACAGAACATGACTAAAAAAGGCCCTGACCTGCGGTGGTGCGAAGACATGCACTGCAAACGCCCCTACGCCCGTGCGCTGCAAGTGTGCCCTTGGTGCGGTACGTCGGAAGCGTTTAGCAAAGTCGGCGAGTGGTCTTATAAAGCCGTTGAGTTCGCGCTTGACTGCATCCGCCAGGGCTACAGGCAGACTGCCGCGATATTCGGCGACCCCATCCTCACCGTCTCGGGTTGCATCCGGGGGCTATTCGTCGCAGGCCCGGGCATGGAGCTCGTATGCTCAGACTACGCGAGCATTGAGTCCGTGGTAACCGCTGTGCTCGCTGGCGAAGAGTGGCGCATTCAAGCGTTCAGGGAGAAAAAGGATATTTACTTGGTAAGCGCATCGAAAATAACGGGCGTTAGCCTTGACGAGTACACGACCTACGCGCTCGAACACGGCACGAAGCACCCGCACCGGCAGAAAATCGGTAAGCCGGCTGAGCTGGCCCTAGGTTTCCAGGGCTGGGTAGGCGCTTGGCGGAATTTTGACGACTCGGACACTTTTACAGACGATCAAGTCAAGGACAACATCAAGGCGTGGCGCGCGGCAAGCCCGATGATCGTTGAGCTGTGGGGTGGCCAAGTGCGCGGCCTGCCATGGGACCCGACGTCGTTTGAGCTGTTCGGTCTCGAGGGCGCCATAGTCGCCGCGCTCAAATGGCCCGGCACGCGCTACACCTACCGCCTGATTAGTTATGAGTACGACGGCCGCGCCGATGTGCTGCTGTGCTACCTGCCAAGCGGGAGGGCTATCACGTACCACAGGCCGCGATTTTTACCCCCCTGTGACCACAAGAAGCCTGGGCAGGGCAAGATAGTTTACGAAGGCTGGAATTCTGACAGCTCCAAGGGCGCGGTGGGGTGGAAAGTTATGGACCTATACGGCGGGCGCGCAACCGAGAACGTAGTGCAAGGCACCGCGCGGGATGTCATGGCCCACGGCGCGCTCAATGTGGAAGCGGCAGGGTACCCGGTTGTGCTGCGTACGCATGACGAGCTAGCAAGCGAAGTGCCTGAAGGCCGCGGCAACGTCGACGAGTATGAGGCGCTAATGGGGGACCTGCCGCCCTGGGCGAAGGGCTGGCCGATCCGTGCTGCTGGCGGGTATATCGCGAAAAGATATCGAAAAGACTAGTTGCACAATGCGCACAGTGTGCGTATACTGAAACTACACCAACGAATTGAGGATAAGAACATGGCAAAGTTAACGAACGCCGAAGCACTGACAGAAATACGCGCTGAAGCTAAAAAGCACGGTCTGACCTTTGGGAGAATGACTACGGTTTCCACTATTGGCGGCTCACCCGCTTATAAGTTTTACCCGCGCGGCGGCGGTGCTGCGGTTGTTAGTAACTGCACCCTAGGCAGCGCGTACGAACTTGTGTGCAGCGGCCAGTTAGCCCAGCACGCACAGGGTAACTAATGAACATCAAAGAACTCCGCATTAAGGCGGGTATCACCCAGACCCAGGCGGCTAAGTTAGTGGGCGCTAGCCTGCGGGCTTGGCAGTCCTGGGAATCTGACAAACCGAGTGCACGGGAGTGCCCGTCGCACATTATCGATAAATTTAAAGCGCTTACCGGCGAGGGGCCTTGCCCTAGCTGTGGGCGCGGGAGTGCAACCAATGGTACCAATTGACTTAGAACTGCGCGACCTACTAGCAGCGCTGCGGGTGTTTATCCTTTTCGCGCTTATTTTCGTAACGGGGTTGATCGGGTTGTTAGAGTTCGCCCCTAAACCCGCGCGCACCATGGCCGCTATTGTGTGGGCAGTGTTGCTCGCCGTAGTGCTGGAAGTGGTGATTTAAATGGCCACGCCTAAAGACGCCCAAAAACAAGTAACTGAGTGGATGCTGTTACACGCAAGCGCCCCCATCTTTGACGTAACGCTCCTGATCACGGCGGCGCACCGTCGCGCGGTGGCCGAGGGCGAGCTACCCGGGCAACTACCCCCACCACCTGAGGATAAAAATGATGCTATTTAAAAACCTAAAAGTTTACGACGTGGGCCTGCTGGAGGGCCTGCACCCTAGCGATATAGAAACGATGCTGGCAGCGCGCGCTTTCACGCCTTGCGGCGCGCATGACTTTAAGCGCAGCGGGTTTGTGCCCCCGCTTGGAACTGGCATGCTAACCCACATAGCTGCTAGTGCGGTAATGGTCTGCGTAAAGACGCAAGAGAAGGTCTTGCCCACGGCTGCAATTAACGAACTGCTCGCCGTAAAAGTGGCAGAATTCACCCAACGTAAAGCCCGCCCGCCTGGGCGTAAAGAGCGCCAAGGGCTCAAAGAGCAGGTTATATTCGAAGCGCTACCCCGCGCGCTGGTGAAGTCGCGCCTTGACTTTGCGTTCATCTACTTACCCACGCGGCGGCTATTTATCAATAGCGCGTCTAACTCGGCATGTGAGAATGTTATTCACTTGCTGCGCCAGGCGTTTGGCTCGATGCCCTGCACGCCGTTATACGGTGACGCCTTCGGTAAGGTGACCGACACCTGGCTGCGACATGCCGCGCCGTCACCGTTTGATGTATCTGACGGCTGCAAGCTGCTCGGCGCCACAGGGCGCGAGGCCACGCTCAAAGGCGGCGCGGAAGCCCTACCCCACTTAGAAGACGGCCTGCGCCCTACGCAGATAGCGCTCACCTGGACACGCGAAGGGTCACTGTATTTCAAGCTAGACAGCGACCTAACGTTCAAGGGCATTAAATACGACGGGCTACTGCAGGCCACCGCGCACGAAGGCGCTACAGTAGCGGAGGCCTTCGACGCGAGCGTGGCAATCTGTGTGCCGACGCTTGTATCGCTTGTTCGCGACACGTTGACCGCCCTAAGCAGTAGCCACGAATGATCGCGGCGCTACTGTGGCTATACTGGCTCGGCAAATACTACACATACCCCACGAATGAGGCGTTCCTATGGCTTTAATATTACTTAACGGCCCCGCTGGCTGCGGCAAGGGCGAGGCTTACAAAACGATCCGCGCGGTGCATAACGCACATGACGGTCGTGTTAAAAAGCGGTTGTATGAAATAGCGAGCGCGGTATTTGGCGTGTCGCAAGGGCTTTGGGAAGAGCGCGAGGGCAAAGAGGCGCCACACCCTAAGCTCGCGGTGAGCGTTGCACAAATTCAGGCGCTGAGTAAGCACATTAACTTAGACTTACACGACGACCACTCCCCGCAGCGCCCGCGTTGGGCGGGGGGCGACCGCTTCTTGCTGTCACCACGGCAAGCGCTTATATATGCGTCGGAAGCGCTTATCAAGCCCGCGTTTGGGGCGGGTTACTTCGGGCGCGTGCGGCGCGAGTCGATGATAAACCCCGAAGAAACGCTTTATGTAGATGACAGCGCGGGATTCCCTGAAGAGCTTGAGGGCCTTAACCCGCGCGACGTTCTCATCCTGCACATATTCGGACGGGGGGCGTTCAGCCCTGAAGACACCCGGCGCTACATTGAGCTACCGGGCGCGACACATATAGCGATCAATAACACAGGCACGCTAGAGCAATACCTATTTGAGGTGTGCGGCGTCGTTGACCTGTGGCTAGTGGGCGCATTTACGGGTAAAGCAGCACCCTCGACGCTGCGAGAGAATCAAAATGACTAAGAACGTGAGAATCGAAAATGCTTGCGGCGGCGCCGGGCGCGTTATTGTTGAGACGTGGAACACCTACCCGCCAGGTAGAGGCCCCGCGGCAGTGAAGGAGAGCGCCCACCAGCTAATAACGCCTGCGGAACTGAAAAACTTTATTGTCCACGGCAGCCAGTACCTAGTGGTGCGTACACCAGAATGCGAGCCCCCTGCAGTTTTATCGTTAAGGCCCATTATGGACGATGTTATCGCAGAGCTTAACAGCGCGCGCGAAAGCTTCCCGCTGTGGCCCGAAGACCCCCTACACGCGGTGGCTATACTGAACGAAGAGGTGGGCGAGTTAAACAAAGCAATCCTACAGATCGCATATGAACCGCACAAAGCGAGCCCTGACGACGTGCGCAAAGAAGCTGTACAAGTTGCGGCAATGGCGTTGCGCTTTATCCACAATTTGGGGCAATGCCGCTTCGACCGCTCGCCGCAGCTGCCCGACGCTTCCTAACCGCCTACAGGAGGGCGGCTTCCGCTTGTCGACGGCGAACCAGACCGCGCAGCGTAACGCCGCCCGATTTCACCCACCGCATACATTCAGCACGTGCGGCCGGCCAGTCGCGAGCGTTTACGCGCTTCCGCAGCGTAGATCCCGCCAGCGCTGCAACCCCCAGGTTATACGCGAAGCTCACCAGTGCGCCTATGCGCTCGGGCGTATCCGCGCCGGGGCACAGCTTAAGCACCGCAGGCAGCAGATCGTGTTCTATGTGGCCAATGAGCAGGTTGCGTGCGTAAACTTCAGTGATAACCGAGTCGCGCAAGGTTACCCTCGCGCCATTGGGGTAAAACGTCGTGCCGTACCCGATTGTGGGGACGTTGTTTGGGCATAGGTACGGGTGCGCGATAAACCCCTCGAAGTGAGTGATTATCGGCACCGCAACTGCCAGGGCCTTAGCGTTTGCCGAGGTCACGGGATGCAAAATAATAGCCCAGGGTAACGCCGATTAAGGCTTGGTCCCACTCGTTAACCTGCCAACCCCGCGCATACAGGCTGCCAACCCACAGAAGAGCGGACACAGTCGCGCAGAAGGGGCGCACCGAGCAGTTCCAGGCGTCAACCCAATAGATCCCCGACAGCGTGGTGGCACCCTTGGCAGACTCAAGGAATCCCACAGTAGCCGCGAGCTCAATATCGCCGCGGCTCTTCACATTGATCAGATCCACGCCTAGTTCGTGCTGCAGGCGTTGCGCTTCCATGTTGCGCGCGTGCTGCTTAGCTGCGATGTCATCCTGCAGCAATATGAGCTCCCGCTCGCGCTTGTCATCAGCGCGGCGGTTTAAGTGTGTGGAGATTTCGCCCCACAGCATGCGGAAAGTGGAGCCGCCGAGGAACGCGACTATTGAAGTTAATACCATGGGGTCACCTCATATTTCATACTTCACCCCGTCCACCAATAGGCGCACACGGTCTTGCCCGATCTGGCAGGACTGGATCAACGCCCCCGGCTTTAAGATAGCGCTAATAGAATTCAGTTGCGCTACGTGTGCTGTATAATCATAGCTGCCCCCGTCGTATGAGTACCACAGGCATAACTCAAAGCCCAACGCTGCAAAAATAGCCGCACGCTGGGCCAATACTTTCCCTTTTAAAGTATTGGCAGAAATGACGCCTGTCTCAGTAACCCATACAGGCAGCCCCGACAGCCCTAGGCGGCTTAGTAACCCTATTAATTGCTGCATGTCTGAGTAATAGCGCGTCGGGTTTTCGTTTGCTGAAATTTGCCCTGCCACTTGGTTGTACAAGTGGCAGGCGACCCCATCTAAGTGGCTCGCTGCCGTCCCGCCCACCCCATCGGGCGCCGTTAAGTATGCCTCCAGCTTTGCCAGCGCCACCGGGTTGGGTCCCGCCACAGGGGGCCCGAGAATTATCGCGCTCGGGTCCTCTTGCCTTATGGCCGCGGCGGTTTCCCGCGTGTAAGGGCCTAGCAGGGACATCGTGTCATTATAAGACGCGGTTTGGTCTACCTCATTCCACAATTGCCACACGATGCCCGCCACCCCTAGCACATCGCGCGCCCTACGCACCAGCGCCCGAGCAAGGTCGAGCCACTGCTGCATATTATCGGGGCACATGTTGCCTTTGACGCCTTTGTATGAACCCCCTACAGCCGCGCGGGTGACTACATAATCAGGCACCGCGCCTAGCACAAAAATTACTTGCCTGCCCCCCGCGCTAGTAATAAACGCGTCAAACGTGGCCCACGAAAACTGCCCGGGCGCGGGGTTTATAAATGTGGCCACGCAAGTGGCGGACCCTCCAAACTGGCCGTTATAGTCCCAGCTGCGCACCGTTTGGTAGTCTAAGGTATCGGGTATCGCCTCTATATTGGCGCAGCAGGCCCCTATAAACCCCGCGGGAACCCGCACCCCCGCGGGGTCATTTACAATCTCAAAAGGTCCCATGCGCTCACCCCTGCGTTACGCGCACTAGGTGCGACTCAAGTATCGCGTAGTCCGTAGCAGTCGCCAGCTGCACAGCGAAAGAAAAGGTACTTACTAGCTGTGTGTTAACAGTCAGCTTGGGCAAAGTGGATGCGTTGCCGTTGTCACCAAAAGCGGCGTTAGCTGAAATTTGGGCGTTTGCCCTCCCCCGGTTTTTAACAGTGCCCTGCGCGGCGGCCTTTGGATTCGTTGTCTGCGCAGCCCCCTGCGCCAGCTGTCCCCCAAAATATACGTTATACGTTTTTGCTCCTGCGCTGTTGTTGTTGTTTATCACCCGATTCCACTCAATAAACCCGTTTTTGCCCATATACTGAGGCGGAATTGAATATGTAGGGCCGAACACGTCAAACCCTGTCGCCTGCGTGTAGGCCCCCGCTACAGTTGTCAGGGGGGTTGGCGTGTCAGGAATGGCGGGTACGCCCGCGGTATACATGTCTGCGTAAACAGTGCCTATCGTCGCAGCAGTCCAAACCATGTAGTACCACCCTGCGGGGCTGTTGGTATACAAAGCGCCCAAAGGGAAAAAAGTGTACGAGGGTCCTATGACATAATCAAAAGCCGTTCCTGTAGTTATGTTGCCGCTTGTGTTGTTGACTGTGCCGCTTGCAGGTAAGACAAAAGGCACCCCGCTAGCTGTAGATAGGCTTGGCTGTGTGGTGGGTAACATCAGGTTTTGGAAGAACGTCTGTGGCATAAATAGCCCTCGTTAAATTTGTGGTGGGGGTGTCCGGTTGTTGAAAATGTTGTCTAGCCGGTTGTTAACGCCTTGGATGCCAGACCCTAATTCGCGCCTGTTCTGGTCTATTTTCTCGAATAGATCATGCGTCAGCCTGGCTAGCTGTTCTGTAAGTTTGGCGCCGACGTTCTTAATGTCCGTGTCTAGCTTTAGCGTCTTAGCGTCCACCTCACGCGCTAGCGAGTCTAGCCGCTGGCTCACGTTGTCGACGTTCTGCTGCACGCGCTCGGCCACTTTAGTGCAGTTGTGGCTAAGCTGCGTAATGCTCTCGTGGCCGTCGCGTTTAATTTCGTCCATCTTCGCGCGGTGACTAGCAACCGCTTCGTCGATTTTCTTATTGTGCTGCACGACTATGTATTTGATCAGCGCGCCGACTATCGTCAGCGTGCCGCCTAATACGATCAATAAAAACTCTGGCGTCATACGGTGGCCCCGATTACTGTACAAGAATTGAGCGTGGCGTTAGCTGAGCCCACAATAGCGTAGCCTGCGGCGCCCGCTGCTATAGACGCTACCAAAGGGCCATAAGACGAGTTACTGCCGGGCTGCCCAAGGTCGCCGCCACTGCCCCCGCCTGAGGTTGTCACGCCGCCCTGAGTCAGCGTGGACATGGGGTTGCCCGCACCTTGCGAGTACCCCGCACCACCGCCGCCATTGGTCCAAGAGCTGCCATCATATGTGACCGCCCTGCCTGCGCCGCCACCCGCGGCAAGGTAACAGGAATTGAAAATAATAGGCCCGCTTGAGCAGTTCACCGCGTCGCCTCCATCGCGCCAAGCGCTGTCGGCGTCTCCTGAAACTCCGCCGCGGCCCAACACAATTAGGTTGTTAACTTTAACGACCACACCTGCAGGCCAGCTGCCCCGCGTCAGCGAGGGCACCCCCGGGGCGTTAGACCCGAGCATTGCTGACGTGCCTACAATCGTGCCCGTGCCATTGAAGTTTATTTCATCGCCCGACACCAGCGAGGCGCCAGGGTAGAATGTATCGAAAAGCGTACGCAAATTAACTGCGTAAGCTGTAGCCATCGGCACGATATACCCCGACGCGATAGAGTCGGATTGTATAACCGCAGCGGGTACGCGCATCATGTGAGCATTTTCCACGTGCCGGGCTTACTGATAAAGCTTGCCACTTTGCCTGCCGTGTTCAGCACCGTGGCGCCCGTTACGGCCCCCGCGGCGGTGATGTTGCCTGTGCCCGCCCGCTCGATGGTTATCACCTTGCCATAGGGCGCGGAGGGGGCACTAAACGTGAGCGTTACCGCTGACGACGACGTGCAGTCGATCCACTCGCCGTGGTTAGCGTCCCCAAGCGAGATAGCGGTGCCAGTGTTCGCGCTGTATGTGTAGCGCGTTTGATCCTTAGCTAGCGTTTTGACTGCGTCGACATATTGCGAGGCGTTGGCCTTTTCGGCTAGGTCGTTAGGTGTGATTGCAGCTTGCCCTAGGAGGCCCTGCAAAAAACCGAACAACTCATTGATAAGCGCGGCAGTCCACGCGGTGCCGTCATTCGTGCCCGCAAGGCCCGGCGTTGTTACGTCTTGCGCTTTGCCATGTGGATAGCCCGTGGGGTCGCTGTTATTCGTCCTGCTAGGCTGTATCGCAATCGGTCGTAAGGCCATGTGGGTTACTCGTAGTTAACTAGTACGCCGAGCCACACGTGCCCAGGTGCGTATTTTAGTAAAAGCGTTTCGAATTCATCCCGACGGGCTAGGGGTAGCTTAACCACAGCGGGGAAGGTTGCGCCACCAATATAGCAGAAAAACGGCCAGCACAAAGGGTCGGCGGGAGGTAAATACGACGTGCGGACTTCCCGCGCCCCGTTGCCCTCCCCCGCCTGCGCTAAAAGCTCGCCCGCTTGCATCAGGGGCTCGCCCGCTTGCGTCGTGTAGTCGATGACCGTTAGCCGCTGCCTGTCCACGAGCAGATACCCGCCGCCGGCGCCGAGCGTTTCCCCTGCCTGAGCTTGCGGCTCGCCTGCTTGGGCTAAAGGTTCCCCGGCTTGCATGAATACGCCGACCTGGCCGGAGGTCGTTAAATAAGTGCGTGGGTCACGGGGGGCCGCGCACGCAATCGACCCGATAGGCGGCGGACTGCCCGCCCACCACTCGTGCACATACACAGGGAATCCCTGCGCCTGCAGCACTTCCTGCAGATACGTTTTAGACTGCCCTCCTGTAGCGCGCCACGCTGCTGCAAGCTGATCGCGGGAGCCTCCTGGCCAGATGCCGAACTGCGCTACCCATTCGCCAAGGCGCGTGGTTGCGTAAGGGTCGAACTCCGCGAAGCCTAGTTGCGCCTGCAGTTTGATGTCTTGCGCTGTCTGCGCTATCGATTGCAGCACGCGCGTGAAATTGCGCCCGCCTTTGAACGCCTCGCCCTTTGGCAGTAGCGCGCGAATGACCTTAAGCAAAGCTGATCACTCCTAGCTTAGCAAGCTGGCCGGGGCCTAGCGTGTAAGCAGGCACGCCAACGCCGTACAGCGTAAGCACTACACTGCCGAACGTCGCGCCTACAGCGGCGGTCACTCGATCAACGACACCCGCGACACCCACTGTGGTTATGCGGTCTTGCGCGGGCGGGTAGTCTAGCCCGTCTATATAGGGCCTGCGGGCAAGCATATACGCTGTGACCTGCGCGGTTATTTCGGCCTGCGTTGCGCCAGGGTCCGCCGCCGCCAACCCAACCACGCGCACGTCGAAGGGTAGGCGGGTTATTGGTAGAACATTTGCAAGCGCGGTAACTGGGCGCGCGTATGGGCCGTTAATCGCGTCAAGCGCGGCCGTGAGCTGCGGTGACGTCGGCACGCCGTCAACGGTCGTTGATGACTCTAAAAATACATGGACTTGCCCGGGGCAGGTAGTTGATCGGTAAGGGTACGCGGCTTTAATGCCAGCGGGGCTAGTCGCCCAGGCCCGATAGTCTGCCAAGGCCCCACCCTGAGGCCGCGCGCGGAATCGATCAATAATGCGTTGCCGGTAATCGTCTGGCGCTTCGGCATCCGCACCCGTGGTTACCACAGTGGCCACAGTGACGGCGGACGAGACGGCGGCCTGCGGGTTGGCGAAGTACAGCACATTGCCGGGGGCTAAGTTACCAATCGCGCCCGCGCCATTGCCGCCGCCTTGGTCGCCCGCGGCTTGCACGGCGACTGATACCGTTGACGCGCTAAGGGCCACCAGTGCTTTGGTTAGATACGTGACACCCGTCGGCGGGTATACAAGTTGCGTGCCTGACGGGATGAAGCCCCCGAGTACCTGCACCGACACTGTCACCGTTAGCTCTGCTTGGGTCGCGCGCCGCGGCAGGCCCACGCCTACTAGCTCACCCCAGAATTCGAGGGGCGTTATTGTTTTGCCGTTAACCTCGGTGGGTGACGCGCTAGCAGTCTGGACAAACCCTTGCAGCACTCCGGCGCCGATGTATTTGTAGAGCACGATATACAAGCCCGCCAGCGCTTTAGCCAGCACACGCAAAAACGCAACCGGGAGCACCGGCACAGATTGCCCTAGCCCTGATTCAAACTGCGCGATTAAATTGCTATAGACCTCAGCGGTCGTCGTCATAGTGAGGCCTGCCAGTTGCTTAAAAATTGTACGGATTGATCGCCATCGAACTGCACCCGAACGCCCAGACGGTTAGCTGCGGGAATGCTGGCCGAGACTGTCAGCTGCTTAACGATGCCCTCCCGCAATAGCCACGATAGATCCTGCCGCGCGGCATCTTCAGCGCGTCGCAAGTTAGCTGCGGTAGCTGGTACAGACTGAGTTACATGCTGCACACGGCTGCGCAGTTGCTCGCCGTCCAGCAGGTTCCCCCACCACTGCGCGCGGTTATCACCCACGCCGTCATCGCCAGGGTTCCCCCCGTATAGACTTAGGTACGCAGCCGTGTCCAGGCCCGGCGTAAGCTCGACCACCCCAGAAGTGACATCGAAGTCGCCCCCGTCGTTAGTCTGCTGCAGTTTAACGTCCACGCTAGGCCCCTGCGATCATCGGGCCGGATGGGCTGCCCGGCGATGTCACCATGTGCGCGTGCCCAATGACCTCAACGCCGCCAGCTTTCAGCGAGGTGTCAAATTGGCCGCTTGTCGCTTCCACGATGCCGCCCGGTTTGAATATCGTACCGTTTATCGTTATGTGGCCATTTGTTTGCATGTCAAACGCCCCTCCCGCGGGGTTGCTGATCGATAAGCTGCCGTCCGCCTTCGCGTGTATAACAGCCTTGATTGTAGCACCCGATCTAGAATACAGCGCGACTTCGCCCGCGTCCACGGTTGGCCCTGGCGCAGCGACGACGGCCACCGGTGTGAACTTACCCCCAGTGCCAGGCACTTGAATAATCAGCAGCGTATCCCCCGGCACAGGCACCGCTGTAATGCCCGGCGGTAGCGCTAGGCGCCCGGTGCGGACATCGCCCCCCAAGCCCCTATCGAATTTAAGCCAGGGGGCAGCAAAGGCCAGGCATTTAGCTAGGAATCCCACGGTAAGCGCTCCGGTTGCGCCCCCGTGAAAGCCACGGGCAGCACTAGTTCTAGGGTTGCTGTCTCGCTTGTACTGTCACGCAAGAAATCAACAGCGCGGATCATAAGCGTATAGGGCGCGTACACCATAGCGCCCGGCGCGTGCAGTGATACCGCCGCCCCCGGCGCCCACCTTTGCCCTTTGGCGTCTAGCCACGTGGCCACAGTGACTCGGTAAGTCGCCATGCCTGCGTACATGCGGCCTAGCTTAGCGAGCGCAGCGGTTTTAACGCCCGCCTCTTCGGCGTCTTGCACGGCGAAGTTAAGCGGGCGTAGCGTCGGGCACAGGGTGTTGCGCGCCGTAAACGCGGCGCCCCCTGTCTCGACGTCGGCGTACTCCAGCGCTGTTATATGTGAGTAAAACTGCTGCGGGTTGAACTCCGCTGATACTGAGACCAACGGCGATTGGCCTTGCACTAAACGCGCGGCAAGTTGCGCGGGCGCTTGGGTTTTGATTAGCGTGTCGGTTTGGCCGTCGGGGCTAACGAACTGCCGCGCCCACAATCCGCCATCGGGCTTGGAGGTCAGGACATAATTGCGCTGCGCGGCGAGTGACGACAGGAAATTGAGCACCGGGTCGCTTGCTTGTAGTGAGACCTTGCCGTCATCTTCAAACACCGCGCCGGGGTCGCCGTCGACAGTAACAGAGATACCAAAGTGCGCCGCGACGCGCTCAGCGATCTGCCGGAAGTTTAGCCCGTCGAATTCCATCGGCAGGGCGCTAATTGGCAGCGTGCAGTCTTGCAGCACCCCGCACGACGCATACGCTTTAAGCGACACGCCTACGCCGTCAGGCTCGATATTGGGCGACGCGCCCAGGGATACGCCAGTGAAAACAACCTGGCCGCCCACTAGGAATTGAACGCTCTGAAACTTAAAAGGTTTGAAAAACTGCCTATGCGCGGGCTCGTTGGGGTCGAATGGGCATACGAGCTCTAGCGTGTCGATGCTGTCCACGGCTTGGGTAAACGCTGCGCTGGTCCAGTATCGGAAGCGCTGCCCATCGATGACCGCCGCGCATTCTGTGGGCGAGCTGGCGGACCACTGCGACACCTGGGCGACTTCTGGCGCGCCCGGGGTGAGTACCTGAGCGCCTGCGGGCAGTGGCTCAGTTAAGCCGGGGTTAGCTGTGCGCACTCGCCCCGCGAAGCCCTCAGAGCCATAGACTTTGCGCGCGACTGCGGCGAACGTGTCGCCAGCCTGCGCGCTATACATAATAAACGACCTCGCGGCCGGCAGGGATTAGCAAGTGCTCGTCCCAGCTCAGCGCGTTAGAGTCAATAAAAAACTGCAGCTTTTCGTCCAGCGCGCCGTATAACTCAGCGCACAATTCGAGCGGGCAGCGCGGACCAGCCAAGCGCACGCGGCGCTCTTGCAACAGCGTGAAGCTCAGCTGTACAAGGTAGCCGGTCACCGTGGCCACAGTATCCTGCAGCGCTTCGTGTAGCTCATCCGCGCCTGCGTCGGGGGTTGCGGTAAAACTCGCATCCCGCCAAGCCACCACGGCATCGAACGTGGCCGCGATGCTTTGGGCTGCGCCAATTGCCTCAGGCTTGGTTGTGAATGTGTGGTCCAGTACAGACAAGCTTTGCCCTATAACGTGCGTGGCCACAAATAGATCGCTGCTGTGTAAGTCAAGCGGCGTTAACGCTATACCGCGCTGAATAATCGACGCAGCTAAATTACCGTACGCCGCAAGCCTGTCTAGAATGCGTGACGGCGCGCGGGCGGCGGACTCGATAAAGCTAGTCGTCTGACTTGCTAGCGTTAGCGGGTCGCCGACTAGCAGCGATATGCCCCCGTTCACCGAGTCATAAATCGCATTAAACCGCGTTTCGCTGGCCTGTGAATACGCCGCGACTTTAGATAACCCTGATTTAGTGTCATCCAGCAGCCTACTATATTTAGCTTTAAATTCTGGCGATGTCACTAGCCCGCCTAGGCTCAGCAGCTTATTGCGCGCCGCGTCGTTATACCGAGTAACTGCGCTAACTGCCGCCGTCGCGGGGTCACCGCTGGCGATGGCGTACACCTGGCGCAGCGTTTCATAAAAGGTGAGTTCTAGTGTCGTTTGATTGCCTTCAGTAACCAGACGCTCTTCCCGCGCTAAATCGCCGTACGGCACTACATCGACAGGACCGTATACCGGGTGTTCTAGTTTGCCCACACCTGGGGCGAGCAGCGCTTGCTCGAAGTCTTCAGCCTGCTCGACGTGATCGGGGCCGCTGAATATCAAGCGCAGGGGGTAGCGGTTGCCGCTGCGCCCTGTGCGCTGCACGTATGAACCCTGCGCGTCGGGGAACTCATAAACAGTGCCTCGCAGGTCTACCGCGCGGCCCACGTCTTCATACAAAAACGTCAACCGGGCGCCGCCCTCTGGTGTGTAGGCTGCCTCGCGGAGTGTCGTCACGCTAGCGCCCCCGTGGAAACCATGCGGAACCCTTGGGCTTTAGCGCCCCGGGTAACAGTGGCCATGCCCGTGCGGTTGACAAGCTCAACTTGCGTGGTTGTCGTGCTGTTACGCTCTTGAATCATACGCGCGGTGCGCTCCTGGGGGCTGCTGAGGTATGACAGCTCGCCACGTGCTTTACGTTCTAAATAGTCTTTGCGCGCGGCTTCTGCGTCTTTAGACCCCGAGCCTAGAGCCGCCTTCGCCGCTGTCTCGCCCAGCCACTCGCCCAGGCCGCCGAGCGTGTATTTCCACACAGTGCCTAGGCCGTCAAGGAATTTGAGGATGCTTTCAACGGCTTGCCCGATCTGCGGGCCATGGTCGATTAGAAATTGCACCAGTTTTTTAACTGCATCTAGCGCTTTAGGTAGCTGCGCGACAAAAGCGTCTACGGTCTCAGTTACCCACTTTTGCACCGTGTCGCGCTGTGTTTCTAGGTATTTAGTTAGTTCGCCCATTTTCGCTTGCACGCGGGCGCCTAGTATGCCCGCAGCGAAGCGCGCAACAGACTCCAAAGCGCCTGTTAGCGTCGACAGCTGGTCGGTAAATTCGAGCGCGCCCTTGCGGCTTTCGTCTGTCTGAAAGCTCAAGGCTTGATAGCTTTTGATTAGCTCTTGTGTCGACTTTGCCCTGTCGGCAAGCACGCTGAATATTTTGTTCGCGTCGCCGCCTAAAATCTGATCGAGACCTGAGGCCGCCGCCTGCCTATCCTTCATCTTTAACGCTGTATCGAAAAGCTTAGTGAACTGCGCATTCGGGCTGAGGTTTTTAATGTCGCCATACTTTAAGCCGAGCGTTTTTAGCCCGCCTTTAAGCGATTCAGTAAGCCCGGTTTTTTTCGACTCCCCCATCTTGTTGGCCAATTCTTCTGCCAGGTCAATGATATTTTCAAGATTAAAAGACGTGCCGTTGAGCGAAGACTCGAACGCTTCCACGAGCTCCACATTCAGCCCCATAGCTTTGCTAAGCCGCTGGGCCTCTGTGGTGGAGTGGTTGAGCGCTATCGTGCCTACCCCAAGCCCCGCGACTGTCGCAGACCCCCATTTGGCGGTCGCTGCGGCGAGGCTGCCTAACCGCTGCACGCCCACGTTAACCATGCGGCGGGAGAATCTAGCAGCTGTGGATACCATGCGCGCGAACTGCTGCCCCATAGCCACGCTGACGCGGCCAAACGCTTGCCCCATAGTCCGGGCGTTGCGTATCTGCGACATAGTGATGCGCCGCATGGGGGCCGTTACGCGGTCAACAACCCGCGCGACGGTCTCGATTACGAATTGACGACGGCTAGCCATGGTCGCGCATTAGCTCCGGTTTTAAAGCTTGGTAGAAAAATTTTATTTGACCCGCACTTAGCGCCCTTACGTCCGGCAAGCCTGGGAAATCCCGGCAAATTTGCAGCAGCATTGAGCGGTAAACCGATGTAAACAAGTTGCCGCCGTCCCTCTGGGGTATTGGCGACTCAGCCCCATTTATCACCAATAGCGTGGGGGTCACGCCATTAAAAAACCGAAAATTGCCTCGCACGTCTTAATATCTGCGCCAGACAGACCACTAAACACCGACGCATCGACGCGGCACAAGCTGCCCATGGTCGCGTACATTTGACGCAAGGGGCCTAACTTAGCTTTAGCGTCAGCCGCCATTAAGTCCGCGCCCGTGCGCTCGTGGAACACCAGCGGCTCGCGGCACTTAGACGCGCTGCGCCAAGGGGTGTAGACCGCCAGGCCGGCGTCATTGAACACCAAGTCGCCGTGCATAATCGCCTTGATCACTCGGGCTTTGTCGCCCTCCGTGTCGGGGTCGATGTCCATGCCTTCGAGCCATTCAATAAATTCGGCCTCCGCCTGCTCTTCGGCTACTTTAATCTCACGCGCCATCGTTATTGCCTCGTTAGTTTGCCAACGCCCTTAAGCCCAATGGACACAGTGGCATTAATGTTGCTGTGCTCGGGCTCGCCCGTGATGATGCCTTTACCGCTCCAAACCGACCCGCTCGCATAAGTGAGCGTGACCACGTGGAAATTCGGACTGTCCGCCAGGCCTTGGATGAACTCTTGGTCTCCCCGCGCGTCGTCACAGCTTAGCACTAGCCCATCTACGGACCAGTTCGTCACGGTCTGCAAAATGCGGCCTGTGCCGTCGCCATTGTTGCCGATGTCGTTAGACTTACCGCCAAGGCGCCGGGTTGCGTCCGCGTCGGCGGTTACTGAAAAAATACGCCCGTTTAAGCTCACGGACTCAATGCTGCCACCGATTGCTGCCATGTGTTATGCCCCTACGGTCAAGCCGCCGAAGTAAAAGCCCCAATTGAGGTCGAGGCTCGTGATGTTGCTGTTGCCGCTGATCTTGATCGGCACCGCGACGTTAACCCGCTTGGGGTTTGACGCGTCGATTTCGACTTGCGTGTTTTTGTTTGTCGTCTCCGGATCGCTGAGAATAGCATCAAGCGCCAAGTCGTTAACGATGGCTGCGCAAGCGGCGCGGTAATCTTTAGGCCGTTTGGCCGTCGGGCTAACCGTTGGCTGGTCATCGGGGATCAGCGGCGCGCCGTCCCACTCGGGGTTTTTAAACTGCAGATCGAAGTTAAAGATGCAGTTTTGCAGCTTGACGATGTCGACCACATGACGGTAAGGGGGCAGTGTGTCACCCGCTGGACGGTAGAACGTCACCACGTCAGAAATTGTGGCTACGCCGTTGCGCACTTCGATTGTGCTGCAGCCGCCTAACACCGCAGTGTTGCGATCCGCATACATCCACTGTTCGGCGTCAGCGCCAACGCTAATACCGTCCGCGGGTAGCCCGCCGTAATCGTGCGGCGGGTCGTTGTTCGCCAGCTTAGCGATGCGCGCAAGTTGCCGCGCGGCCACTACCAGCGGCAGGTCTTTGCTACCTGGGCAGGTAAGCTGCGCGTTTACCCGATCGGTTGTTCGGCTTTTGATCGCAGAAGATACCGACACCGTAGTGTCCCCCATAAAAGCCACAAAAGGCTTACGCATCAATGGCCCCCAGCGGCCCTCGCCAAATGTTTGCAATGCGTCGAGGCTGCCCGTTGTCCCCAGGCAGTTAAGCACCATGGTTTCCCAAACTTCGCCGAAGCTGTTTAATGTGCTTGTGATGTCGGGGTCAATCGCCCCGCTCGTTAAATTCGTTATGCCGATTACGAGCGTGCCTGTGCCGCTGGACTCGATGACTATCGGCATACCGTTACCGGTGGTCCCCTTCCACTTAGCCGTCAGCGTAACCGACGTAGCGCCAGCGGTGGCCGTAACGGGCATGTGCAAAACGGCGTTAATCGCGGCAGCAATCGCCGTGCAGCTCGCCGCAATTGACGTGCCCGCAGGAATGTTAAATTGTGGGCTCGCAATGTTGCCGATCTTGACCACATAAGCACCTGCGACGGTCTGCGAGCCCGTGGGCGTGATCGCCCCTGCAGCTGCTACAGAACTACCCGCATCAGTGAGCGGGTAAATCGTCATTGGCACAACCCCTAGCCCGTCGCCGTTTAGCGGTAAGAGCTGGCGCGCGGCGAGGTGCACCGGCGAGCCGTACCCGTACGCGGCGCCCACGGCGTCGGCATTGGTGTACTGCGCTTTAGTCGTGCTATAAGAGACGGCGGTGGCGCCTTGCCCAATAACAGCAACGCGCTGCGGCAAGTACGTAGTGCCGCCGCTGTCGGACTTTTTAAAAGTTGTTTTGATACCGACAACACGGGCAACCGCCCCGGCGTCGATAGCTGTTGAGATGGGCATAGGCGTCGCTCCAATTAGTTTGCACTGAGTTTAGCTTAGCGCAGGGCCTTTCACAATCAGCGTGTTTCTACGCTGCCCCGCTACCGGGACGCTAAGCCCGAAATGTGTTATGGCCTGCAGCTTTTGCGCACTTAGCGTGTATTCGTTGGCCCACCGCTCAGCGTGCAAGCGGAAGCGCACCTCACCCGCCACAAGCTGCACGCAAATGATACTCGCACCCCGTAGCATAAAGTCGTTATGTACGGCGATGGATTCGCCCGCGCCCACAGGTTCACTGACGTAACCACCCGCGCCAAGCGGGCTATAATAGTAAATAAACCCGCCCGCCATTACTTTATACACCACGATTGGCCGGTTATTGGGGTCGAAGGATATGTCGAGGACTGCCGGCGCTTCTGCAAGCGCGAAGAAAGGCGCGCCCCCGACGCGCACAAACCCCGCCAGCCAATCGACCGTAGTTAGCGCGCCAAGATTATCGAGCGCCTGTCCCCTGCCTAAGTGGCGGGGGGCTCTCAGGTCGAGATACGCGCTTACAACTTCAGCATCGTTGGGGTTAAAAGGCGCCACCATGTTACGTAAACGCGTAAGTCATGACGGGCCGGAATTCCTTAGTGTTTAGCTTGTTTAACTTCGAGCCGTCCGTAGTTTTTGAAAAACTAATTTGCCAACCCCCTGCAAAAGTGGCGGAATTGGTCAGCACTATCGACCCTATACCGCCCGCCACGTTTAAATCTGCCTCCGTGGCGTAATACTCAACGTCTAGTTCCCTTGAGTTAGCAACATACGCCGCAGGGGTGCCACCTAATAGGTCTAACACAGTCCCCACAGGGGCTGCTGCGACGTCACCGAGCGTTTGGGTGTTAAACGCTCTAAGCATGTTATACCCGAGCGCCTGCGTGCGCGTTGCTATTGAATAGCACGCGAGTGAGTTACTTGAGCCAAAGCTGGCGATGTTATTCCAGTACGCGGGCTTTAGCGTGTAGTTATAGCTGCCTTCGCTTGTGCCCGTCACTGCAATAACTCCAGTGGCAGGGGTTAGGTTCACCGTAGTCTCAAAAATCCAATCGACATAGCAGTAGTCGTTAGCGCCCAGGGGCAACGTAGTAGGAGCCCCTCCGGAGTCTTTAACGCGGGAAGATGCATGAGGGTTGCCTCCGCTGGCGTTTTGATAAATCAAAAACTTACCGACCGTGCCTTGCACCTGCCCCTTAGTACCCCTGTACTGCAGAGTCTGAATTATTTTGTTGCCCACCACCGACGCCGTGCAAGCGGGCGTGTACAGCGGCAGTCGCCCCGTGCCTATAGGGTTGGCAGACGTGTCCCCCGGCTCTGGGGTTGTTGTTTCATCGCTTGCTTGCACATGCTGCAGCAGCTGCGCACGGCTGAAACTTGAGGAGCTTAAAAAAGTCTCGTAAAAGTTGTTAAGCAATAAATTGCACGTGGGCCCGTTTGTGCGGGGGACAGCCCCCGGCAATGGGTCGCCGTTGGGTGCTAGCTGGTCCTCTGTGTAGATTTTCGGATTACAAAAACCCCTATATTGTACTTCTAGCTTCATAGCTCTCACACCGTTATCAGGCTGATTGATTTAAGGCTCGCACTCGGCCCAAACTGCTCCTTATCATACATGACGTGCTCCGCATAATTCGCGGTCGTTAGCAGGCTTATGGACTTAAGACTAGCAGACGCGCCGAAAGCGTCAGTACCGGTGCCCGTGGTTATGTAATTCGCGGTCGTTAGCAGGCTTATGGACTTAAGACTAGCAGACGCGCCGAAAGCGTCAGTACCGGTGCCCGTGGTTATGTAATTCGCGGTCGTTAGCAGGCTTATGGACTTAAGACTAGCAGACGCGCCGAAAGGCTCGACGTCTGGCTGTGGTATCGACTTAAGCACAACGTCACTAATCGACGCGCTTACCCCAAATGAGCTTTGCGCTAGCGCGGGATACTCGCCGAACGTTATACCAATTTCGTCTACTGTAGGCGCGGAGGGTAGCGCGGTCAACTTGGCGGTTTGCCCCCGGTACGAGACATTGCCCGAGACGATCAGCGCGGCTAGGTCAGGGGGTAACGGCATATTCTAGTACCGACAGCACCCGCCCGTCCGTGTCGCGTTTTAGTTCAATATGTAACAGCTCAGCGTTAACAGGCTGATACTGCGGCGCGAATTCCACGAATTTAACGCGCAGAACCAGCCGCGTAACGCCGATGCGCTGCGCTGTCTGCACGTCCTTGGGGGGCGGAAAGCTAACCCGGCGGTCAACCCACCGTTCACTAACCAACGCCCGCAAGCCCAGGTAGGTGTATTCGCCAGCCATTAAAATATTGCGCACCAAGCGCGCCGCCCTGTGCGATTCCACAGCGGCGGCCTCATCTGCCGCCAGATGGCCCGCCAGAGTCTCTTCGCCAATGCCCAGCCCGTAGCAGTCGATATTATAGATCGCTTCGGTCTCTTGTGACTCCACTACGTTCCCCGAGCGGCGGTTAAACACGTCGGACTCATAAAAAACATTTACAAAAGGCGTTGGGTCGATCTGCTCAAGCTCAGAATATAGCCAGCCATTCCACGGGTTGGCGCGCTCTGTGTATACGTGCAGCCGGTACGCGTCGGCGTTGGCCCCCGCTTGACTAACTTGGCCCGCGATTTCGTCGGCTAGTATCTGCGCGATCTTGTCGCGAACTAGCTCAAACGTGTCGGTTTTGTCAATCAGCGGCAGCATTAGGTTACCCGGTAGTGTTCGAGGTGTAGCACGATAACACCAAGGGCGCGATCAGGGTGTGCAGCTGCGACTTTATAGTCATACGTACCCACGCGCACGCGCCAAGGCTTAGCGGCGCTGGACGCAACGGCGCCCGGCAATGTGGTAAACCCCGCCGTCTGCAGCTCGGGAATGCCCACCGTGGCCGTGGCCATGCGCGTTTCTACCGGCAGCTTTGTCTGCGGGTCGATTGTCTGCGCGATGTCTTGCAACTCAGCAAGCATAGACGCGCTGAAGCCGGTCGGGGCGGTGACCGTAACAGCCTCACCGCCCGTCAGAATCAAGCGCAAGTCAGCGCGCGCTATATCAGCCAGCGACACCGATCAATACCCCGCGCGCAATCAGATCGCTGAAAACTTCGGCGCCGAAGGTGGCCTCTGTAACAACCGCGCCCGCGTTTAAATAATCGCCGCTAGGTGCGACAATTTGCCGGCCGGGGGCCACCACGTAGCACTCGGGGGCTGCGGGGGTTTCCTCAGTAGCTGGGGTTTCCTCAGTAGCTGGGGTTTCCTCAGTAGCGAGGGTTTCCTCAGTAGCTGGGGTTTCCTCAGTAGCTGGGGTTTCCTCAGCTAGTTGCAATTTTTTAGCCATTTTGTAACCCTCAAAATTAAAAAAGCCCGCCGAAGCGGGCAAATCGGGTTTTACCCCACCGTGAGACAGCCGAAAGAGTCAATGGCCACAGGTACAAGCAAGGGCCGCGATTCTAGCTCGCCAAAAATCTGCTTGCCATTATCTGTGCAGTACAGGTTGGGCGTTACGTCAAAGCCTGCAGACTGCGAAGACATGCGGCCTGGGATGTACTGCGCAAGCCGCGGGTCCGGCCCGAGCGGCAGGGGCACCATGGCGCTAACCATGTCCATCCGCGCGCGGGAAGAGCTAATGCTCACTTTCCAAGTGCCGACGAAAGGCGCCGCAGTACCCGTTGCAGGGTCTTCGTAGGTCTCAGGGTACGCCCAAATCGCAAAACGATACGCGCCGATCTGAATATCGCCGTAATAAGTCGCGCCGCTGTCTGCCAAGGCGGGGTCGATCATGCCGATGTTCATGCCGCGGTTATCTAAACGCACACGCACACGGGTGTCGTCAAGAAATTTTTCCAGCGCGTTAGCGCCAAAAACCAAGCGGTCAGGGTCGACTTTGCCGTCGGCGCGGATAATATCCGCCATGGCCTTAATGTCGCCTAGCGCGTCATACGTTACGCCTGACCACAGGTTGCTGACTGTGGAAAAATGCGTGGTTTTCGGCTTGTAGTCCACTTCGTAGTTAATCGAGCCGGTTTTATCCGTTAACGCTAACTTGCCCGTTTGCAGAATTTGCGACGCTTGCCACTCCACAGAGCGGGTTATCTTGTCGCCAACTTGCTGGAAGCCCCGCGCCATCAGCGCCACAAGCGCTGCGCTGTACTCTTCATACGCAGCCGTATGCGGGTCAACGCCTGCCATCCGCGCGAGCAGGTCGTTAACATCCAGCGGGAACGCCTCGCCGAATACCGGAGGGGTGAACTCTTTGGTAGTGAACGCTTGCACGTCGTTTAGGTTAGGGCCAGTGCCTTTTTTGATCGCTACAGCAACGGACTGCCCGCCGCGGCGCACGTCAATAGCGACTTTTTCGCCACGAAAGATGCCGCCCGGCTTGACCGAGAAAAAGCGGGTTAAAAACTGGTTGGGCGCCCGCAGCTCTTCATAAAGCGGCAGCCACCCGATGCGTGATAATTGGATCGTCATAATTAGTTATCCTGCAACATAAGGTTAGAGACAGGCAGCGCAATGATCATCATATCACGCAGCTGGGCCATGACTGCTTCGTCAATATTGACCGAAGGGTCCGCCAGGGCTTTGTCAGCGTGAATCACGAGTTTAGACTTGCGCACACGGCCCGACAGCGCCATGTCTTCAGTGCGGTCACCGGTTGCGGTGGCAACAACTTCAGACGCTAAAACGGCCGCGGGGACGCCGTTGCCGTTGGTGCTACCGCCTTTGACAAAAACCACGTATTTATTCGTGGAAGTGTCGCGGGCAAGAAGCGTGCCCTCTAAATACGTCTGGCCGCTGACCACAGTAAACGTCTTTTTGTCGTACACGACGTTCGCCAGGGGGAACCGGGTTGGGTCGTTGCGGGTAGTTTCGATATTAGGCATCTGCTGCTACCTCCAAGCCAAGTGCGTTAGCTGCAGCGGCGAAAACAGCCGCAGGCACCGCGCCCTCTTCTGCCGCAGCTGGCGCCGCAGGAGTCGTGGTTGTGCTTGGCACCGCCGCGGACTCGGTAGCCCGTGCCGCTAAAAGCGCGCGTTTCATGCCTGCCGCATGGTACTCAGCCACACGCGCGGGGGTGAGCTGATCGCCGGCCAGGATAGCCGCAACTGCGGTCTCCATGGCTCCGGCAGCTTCGCCCATTGTTAAATGCGCTGACGTTCGGTCGCGCTCCTGTGATACGCCGACCTGCACCGCCGCCGCGTAGGCGTCCGGGTAGGCGGCCATTAGCTCTGCAAGAGTCATAGCCTTTTTACCTTTTTTAGCGCCGCTGGCGGCGGGTTGTGGAGTTGCGATGGCATCGATCATGCCCCGCTTTAACGCTGAGTCTGCCAGAAAAACGGAACCTTGGCCATACTCAGTGTTTACTTTATCGACAGACACGCCGCGGCCGTCTGCGATACTCTGCGCATATAGCGCGTGATATTGATCAAGCTGATCCTGTATAACTGCGCGGCCCTCTTCAGTGGCCGGGTCCGGCGCTTTATTCGGCGCGGCGCGGCTAGTGATGCTCACCACGTCGCCGTTAACCGCCATGCGTTGCACTACGCCAATGGAGCCAAACGCGCTGCCCCGGCCTGTGGCCACAATAGAGTCGGCCTGTGCGGCCAGAGAATACGCAGCGCTAGCCGCTTGGCCGCCAACTATGGCCCTGCTCGGTTTGGTAACGCGTGCCATCGCGTCTACCGTCTCGAACAACCCTGCGACTGTACCGCCTGGGCTGTCGATAAAATACTCAACGTCGGTCACTCGCGGGTCGCCTTGCGCCGCGTCAATAGCGGGGATTAAATCAGAGTACGCCGTGTTAGACCCATAAAAATAAGCCGCCCATTTATCTGGGGTTGGCGTCAAAACCCCCACGATAGGGATGCGTGCGACGCCTTCAGTTATTGAATACCCGCTGAACGCAGATAGCTCAAATTGCGCGGGGACCATTTGCCCCGCGGCGGCCTGTAGCTGGTTTAGGCTACTCTCCGCTATTGCCCAAAATGTCATCGGGTCCCCCTTGGGAGTCTAAAAGTGCTTGAATCTGTGGCATGTTCGGGTATTCCCTCAGGAATTCCGCAAGCGGCAGCCACGCCTTAACTTTGAGTTTGTTTTCACGCGCCAGTTGCTTTGAGTTTAGTCTAAAACTAGTGCCCGTGAGCGCCCGCGCTTCAATGGCGTTGGTTGACCACCCCTCGCTAACCGCCACTTGCGAGCCACGGCATGCCTTCAGGAAATCCGTTGCGGGTTTAACGCTGCCGTACCACTCCACGCTCGTCAAAGCCGCAAAACGGTCATATTGTAGCGGGTCGAGCAGGGCGTCAATCAGGCCAGGCGTGTCGTGCTTGCCCGTGAGCGCCTCCGACACTAGCCAATCCACGTAGACGCGCGTGCAAAACGTGTCGCCGCTGCGCTTCCAGCGCTTACGGATGTAATTTTTAAACTCGTTAATCGCTGCTTGTGACGCGCTGTAATTCTTCTCAAAAGATAGCGTGAGAATTTCGGGCGGAATTTCAAGCGCCCAGGATATCGCGCTAATAATTACGGCCTCAAATGGCCCGAGGTTAACGTCGGTCCCCTCGCCGCCTATCATTTTTAGCTCTTCGCCGGCCTGCATTTCTTCAATGATCATGCCCGGCAGCAGGCCTGCAGTTTTGAACGAGCGGTTGCCCTCTGGCGTGCTCGTCTGCACGACCCCGCGAGATACTGCGCCACCTTGGAGCGGCAGCGAGGAGGGCAGGGCTTGATTTTTCTGCACGACCATGGCCACAAGCGCATTAATAGCGGCTTTGCGCTGCACCGCGTCGCGATAGCGGTCGACTTCTTTGAGCGACTGCAGGACTAGCCCTAACAAGCACTCGCCGCGCACGTCTGAGACGCGGCGCTCAGTGCTGTACAGCAGCCACGCCATGCGCCGGCCGGTTTTATCGCCGCGTGCAGGTATCCGCTCAATGCGTGTGCCTGTGCTCACGTGGTAGGCAACATGCGCGCCGCCTGCATCCAGCTCCACGCCATCGATAAGCGTCAAACCCGCGGGCACTCTGTAATTTGTTGGGCTCACTACACGCGAGCCGGGTATTAATTCAATGCGCGGCAGGTTTGTAAGCGCGTCAGTGTGCAAGCGCACTAACACATCGCCGTCAATGATCGCTTCTAGCCGCGCTTGCTCCTGAATTTCGCCAAAGGTTTTCTCCCGGTTGAGGTCGCACAGATCAGCAGACCCCGCCCACAGATTAAAGCGCGCTTCAGTGAGTTCGACCCACCCCTCAAGGCTGCCCTCTGGCACCCCCAGCACGTCTTCATCGGGGTTGACGTCAGGCGTCAAGCCTTGGTTAATCTCGTTAGTCAGGAGGCGGCGGATAACGCCGCGAAAGTATAGATTTTTGCGGAAAAACTGGGCGCTGTGCTTGCGCAGTGCGACCTTGTCTTCCCAATATTCTTCCGGCATCGGGAGCCCGCCGGGGAATTTTGACCCCGTCCACGAGAAGTCCCCAAGCGGTGACCACGCAGCGGGGCCAGTGGGCGCGGGACCTTTGGCTGGCAGCTCCCAGCCGCAGGACGGGTCGTCGAAGAAGCTCACCACGCGGGGCGGGCCACGAGTACGCCGCCGCCATTGCAGCGAGCGCTTAGCACAGTGTGGCGGTTGAGCAGCGCGTCGACAGTGGTTTGCAGCTTGTCAATGTCTAGCCGCGTCACTGTCTGCACCGTCTGCCCTGTATTCAGCGTGTAAGACTGCATGCCGCCTGTGGCCAGCGCGGTAATGGCGTTCTGGTAGGCGGTGATCTGCGCTTCGAGAATTGGCAGTTGATCAGCTAAAAAGTCGGACATGCGCAAGCGGCCTAGGTGTTTTCTGCAGTCTAGCGGTTTTTTGCGCGGGCCTACAAATTTTTGTTGCACAATGCGCACAGTGTGCGTATACTGAATTCACAGCAACGGGATTGGCCCGGAGCGAAAGAGGATACGAACATGGTACACAAAGAGATCGGCGACGAAATCACTTTCACAACCTCAGCGGGTGCGTTTCATGGTGTTGTAGAGGGCCGCAATTGGTCTTTTGACACCCTTTTGTCGTACATCGTACGGCACAACGGGGAAACAATCCCTGTGTGCCCTAATAGCTTCAAGTCACAGCTGGCGGTATAACCGCCGTGCTGTATGTAGCGGGGCATCCTACACGAGTTTACAGAACGCCGGCCGGGTCTGAAAAACAGCAAATTGACTTTGACAAAGTCCCAAAGGCCTACATAGATCTTGGAATAAGTTCGTACGCGGTCTATGAATGGCACTGCTGGCTTGAAGTCGACAAGCTTAGTTATGTCCGTCATACCGTTGGGGACACCCGACAAGCTGCGGAACAAGCGATGGCCGCTTTTGCGTCAGAGCTTGAGATGCTAGTCCAGCAGTATCTAAAAACCCGCCCCGCAAGGGGCCTTACCTGCGAGCAATAACAATGGATAACATACTGCCAATAATTTACTGGGCCGGCTGGCTCCTAACTTTCCTGTACCTCCTCACCTGCTACGGCGTAGGGCGCCCTAAGGCCGCCGCGTGGCTGTGCGCACTCACCGCACTGGGCTGGCCGCTGACTGCGCTCCGGCACATCTACGGCTATTGGTCTAACCGCAGATAGCCCTTGCACAATGCGCACAGTGTGCGTATACTGAACGCACAAACCACCGAGAGGCTACAAAAATGAAAATATCCATCGACACCCCCAGCTACAACGAAAAACGCTACGGCCGCCCCTACATCGCCGTGATCGACTTCAGCAACGACCCAAAAGGCGCCCCCGTCTGGGGCAGCTGGATAGGCACGCACGGGTACACCGGCATTTTGCAGATCGATGCAGCTTGCGGCGACGTGCTTATGCGCGGGCAAAAAGACAATCGGGGCAACAATGGGACCCCCACGTATGGCTTTGTCGAAGCAGACACGACCGTAACATGGGGCCTAGACAAAGCTGAAGCCTACAAAAAATGGGATGACTTCGAGCAGGGCGTAGGGATCACGCCGGTAAGTATCTTGATGGAAGAGCGCGCAAACTTGCTGGAACGCCTAGCCTTCATCGACGCCGAGCTGGCTAAACTACAGGCCTCCGCCGATTAGCAAGCGCGTCAGCTTCGGGGGTGGCGAGATACCCCCAGAAGTCTGGCCACACAACAGCAGGCAAGCCAAAGTGCTGGATGCACACCTGCCAGGCAAGCACCTCAACGCACGCGTGGCCATACACCAGCAAGTCCCACAATTCGTTGCGGGCGTTCGCGGGGCGCACCCACACGTGGGCGATGTTGCCGCGCGCGTCTGTGCGCTCCTGCAGCGTTTCGACCGTAAGTTCGCGGATCGCATCCGGCGGTAAGTTGCCCGGCGCGTTGAAGTGATTAACGGGCTGCGGCCCTTGCTCCTCGCGCCACTCCCGGCGCAGCACAGGCGCCAATCGGTTTTTGTAGTGGTCAACCTGTATGCGGTACCCGACGGTTCCCTGCTGCGTGGTGAACTCGCCGAACTCCCGCACTGTTTGACTGTGCGCGATAGTCGACGCGCCCATACTCGGGTACACGCCCGCCGCCCACCTGGCACAAAACGCAACCACCGTATCGGTGGCGTATTGACAATCTATGAACGTGCGCGCGACGCCGTACTCCATACCGTCGTCAGCTACCATTCTGCGCTCCTCGATCACGGCGCGCAGTTGTTCCCACACCGGGCTAGCGGGCTCGGTGCAGTCGACGTCCGTAAGCCTGAAATAGTCGAGCACAAAGCAGCGCAAACCCTCTGTCCAGCCCATTATTGCCACAGCAAGGTTAGATTTGTGGACGTCGACTTGGCAGGTGACCAGCAGAATTGGCCCACCGGTAACCCGCGTCGCCAAGGCGTTGGGTGTCTCGCCGATCAGGTAACCCGCACGGCGGTGCGCGTCGACTTGCTCAAACTTAACGCGCCGGCCCTGCACTCGGTAAGGCTCGCCTAAGACGTTATTGTAAAAAACTTGGTGCGCTTCGGGGTCTGTAACCACTGGCACCTCGCCGCTCACGTCGACGCACGCTAGGTAATCCGCCACACAATCGGCCCAAGCCTTCGCACCGACGGGGGAATACAGCGCTGGCAGGTGGTAAGAGCGGATCGCAGGGTCAATGGGGGTCGCTGTTGGCCGCCACTCACCGCGGGCAAATAAGCGCGTTTTGTCGAATTCGGTGTGGTGATACTGGCAGAACTTGCACACATAGCGCACCGAGTCGCGTATGAGTCGCCCTGTGTCGTCAAGTTGCCACACGATGCCGCCGACTTCGCCCGTGTCCGCGCGGGTCCAGTCCCACCGCAGGTATTGAAATTCGCCGCACTGCTTGCACGGCACAAAATAGCGCCGCTGATCGCCTCGCCGGAAGTGCATAGCCATACGGCTGCCCGGCTCGGTTAACGGCGTGCCCCCTCTAAAAATTTTCTTTTGGTATCCGTAGCCGTCTGTCCTCGCGTCGGTCAGTTTGTCGGGGTCGCCCTGCTTGCCCACTGTGCGCTTCCATGCGTCCACTTCGTCTTTGAGCATTATCGCAATCGAAAACGATCGCATTTTGTTTGCGTTCTCGGCACCGAATGGCACCAAGTACCCGCCCTTCGCAAATTGCAAGTGGTTTTTAGTCTTACCGGTTTTCTGCGCGCTGGTGGCGTCAGCTGATTTGAATATGTGGCCGAGCCCTGACTGCTGGAACATCGGAATGAAATTATTCTCAACCCTCGCCTCGCTCAGGCCCTTGTCAGCTGTCACATACATGATGGGCAGTGTGCCGATGTAATCCGCGTAGTACAGCGTGATCGACTCGAGGAGCGTCGAGTAACCGATCTGCACGCCTTTGAGTAAGTTAATCTCGCGCGTTGGCGAGTCGATGCCCGCGCAGTCGACAATCTCGCGCATGTAAGGCGTGAGGTCGTAACGCAAATAGCCCGGGCGGGACGTCACAGACGCGGGGAGGTAACGCTGCTGCTCGTTATACTGCGCAGGCGAAAGGCGGCCCACGGAATCGGTTAGCTCTTCGACCGCGTCGGCCAGCCAGTCAGCACCAATCAGCTCAAACACTTAGCCCCCATCTGTCGCTTTGCCGGTTTTATAAAGCTTTGCATTGTGTCCTCGATCATGTCGCGAATTTCGCCCACGTTGCCGCCTGCAAGCGCTAGGGCGTGCGCTCGTGTGGCCACGGTTTGGCAGCCGTCCGTCAGCAGGCGCGTAAATACGCCATCAATTACGTCTAAAACTGCCGACTTAACGAGCTTTTTGCTGATCAAAGCGCCTTGTGTCTCGGCGTTACTGAGCCGCTTTTCGTGTATCGCCTCGATTTTTTGGATAGCAGACAACCACTTTTCGAACCGACTAGCCGTGCCGTAACGATCTACAAGCTGCTGGAGGGTGAGGTGCGCCAGGCTTGTGATGTCCTCCGGCGGGGTTAGTTGGTCCTCCGGGTGCTCCTCGAAGCCGTGGTCAACCGCAAAAGCGGGCGGCGGAAGTGGCGCAGGGCGCGGCGGAACCACCGCGCGCACTTTCGGCTTAGGTGGTTGGCGAGGTGTGGCCACAGGTGGGGGCTCGGGCGGCTCCTCAGGTAATACCGGCGGCGGTGCCTCGGCTTGCATGACGCCCGCAGCTTCGATAACCGCCGCGAGGCGCTGGCATCGTGAGCGGCTGATTTTCAAATTAGCTTCAAGCGCCCTAACGGACACCCTGCCCAGTTCACGGCATAACGCGACCGCGTCGTCGTATCGGGAATCTATGCCTTCTGCTACGTCTTGCCGCGGTAACTGCTGCGCTAAGTACGCTTGCGCCGCCGGGTGTAGCACATCGATACCGCCGTGCGCGGCCACAGCGGGGGCTAACTTGCGGCCCGCCGCTTTGGTTATAGCCGCGTCACTAACGCCCGCCATCTTGGCGAATTCTGTTCGCGTTACGATCTCAGTTTTAACTCGCTTGCGCATCTGCAACCCGCGCCGCTAGGGCGTTTAGTAGTAATTTTATTTACTCATTGCGCATAGTGTAGCGGCGCTGTGCGCGCCTGTACAGCGGGTTAAAATTGATTAAAAAATGATCAAGTGTAGAAGGGTCGCGCTGCGAGGCATAAC